CTGGTCTTCGGGACGTACTTCCAGGGAAACAGCTCCCGCAGGAACTCATCTGTAGAAACCTGCCCAAAATGCAGGTATCGAGGCCCCGGCTGCTCAACCCGCAACATCGCCTTCAGCATGTTCACACTGGCGTCATATCCAGTGGTGTAAAGCAATCCGCCGCGCCGGGTGACTGATTGATTCTTGCGGTTGACCTCCGTCGGCTTGCCCTTCTGGATGATTGGCAGCCCCTTGGTGCCCGATCCTTTCATGGCCACCCACCGATCAGGACGGGCCCGGCAGAAGTCCTCTACCTGCTTGCTGCACAGGCCGCCATGGTCAACCCCTCCCAGGTTGGCCTTCATGGTTCCCCCGTCCTGACGGGCCCAAGCCTTGGTGCTGATCACGTCCAGCTGCTCCCATACATCCGGCTGCTGGGGGTCCCCCTCGATCTCGAAGTGGGCAATGTGCCACCCTTCCTCGCCGGTCCCCCAACCCCAGAGGGTGTAGACCAGCCGCTCACCCACGGTGCCACCGCCGCCCTGCACGTCCACACCATCGGTCAGCAGGAGCACCCCGGTCGGAATGTCCCACTCTTCGCCGTCCCATGGGTAGCCATTGCCAAAGCCTACATTTTTTCGCCGCTCGGCTAGGCCATCGCCGGTGAGTTTGCTGGTGATCTCATCGGCCCACGGCACCCCTAAATCTGTATTATGAAACGTTTGCATAGGCGCGACGTTCCCCATTTTCATTTGCTCCAGCGCCACCCGATGCCGGGCCACCAGCTCGGGCCACATGGCCGCCCGGTGGTAGCTCATGCCAGGACCTACCTGCTGTGATCGCCAGATCGGCACACCGTTGCGCAAGACCTGCTTGCTGCGATCCAGGCCCAGCGGGCAGGCCCAGCCAGCAGCCTTGTCCATTGAATACAGGTTGCTGTAGTCAATTGGGGTTTCGCAATGCTCGCAACGAATCCGCCCCTCATCAGGGCCCTCCTTTATGAAATTCTCCCAGCGCAGTTGCTGATAGTGATTACAGTGCGGGCATGGATAATATCTATATTGTTGATCACCTTTCTTAAAGGCTTGCTCCATGTAATCGTTAGGATATATCGGCGTGCCACCAATCGTAAAAAACGGGTTCCAGATGTTACCGGCTCGCTGGAACAGGTTTCCAATGGTGTCACCTTCGGGGCTGTCGTAGGTGGCCGGCTCTTCAAACAGGATTGGGCTTCGCTCCACCCGACGACCAGACCGGGGCGTTGCGGCGCTTACTAAGTGAATCAACGCACCATTAACAAGCTGCTTAAAATCGTAGCTATTTTTTAACGCTCCTTTTGTTTTTTTGTTGTTTAATTGTCCTTTTAATCTTGGGATTCCATGATTGTCGTCAAACATTGAATCTATATCTTCGGTGCTGTATTTCTGTACTTCAGAGTCTGTAGGCTGCACCAACATAATCTTAGATCGGCGCCAGTCGGAGAAAAACACAATCACCGCTTTTACATACTCCGACCAGCCAACCCGCGACGGCTTCTGGCAAACCATGCATTCAACCTCTGGATCAGTTGGCGCCAGGAACCAATCCTCTTGATATGGCCTGGTTCTCCACTTCTGCCGGCCATCAGTTGCGCTTGTAACATAATAATGAGTGTTGCTATATTCCAGCATCGTCATAAACGGTTTAGGCTTTACCATAGCGGCAAGCCGTTTGGCCATCTTTCGGATATTGCGATCAATCACTCTGGTAGCTCTTCAAACTCGTTGGAAGATACAGACTCAAAAATCTCGGATATGATTCTTTCGATTTCGCTTAGTTCGTGGTGGGTAAGGTGGGGAATCATCGCCTTAATTCGCTTATGGGCTGAGCTTGCTAGCGTGGTTAATTGGAGCAGAACGGCGTTATAGGCTATTTCCATATCTTCAATATAGGCTAGTTCTTTTGCTTTTTCCATTCGCTCCATTCGAGCAATCAAACGCTTTTCGCGTTCGTGCAACGCTCGCTCCTTGTTGAAATCCGCTTCTTCTGTGTCTGGATCGTCGTCCAGTCCGTCGATGGGATCGGGAGCACCTGGCGACGTTTTCGCGTTTGCCTTAGGCGACGGCCTGGGCTTTGCCGGCTGCTGATCTTGTTTGGCCGTGGGCGCCTGACCTTCCGGCGTGGCAGCTTTCGGGCTGAGCTTTTGGCCTTGGTTGGCATTGGTCCCACGCGGCGCCGGGTCGGTGGCCTGGGCCCACTGCTCATCAGCAAGAGCCGGGTCAATCTCCCAGCCTTTTCCTTGACGCTCAACCGCTGGGGGCTGCAGCCGACCCGCCTTAATCGCCCTGAGCACCGAGACATGGGTGGCCCCCCGGAGACCCAGGGCCTGGCGGTGATCGGCGTACTGCTGTAGGTTCACCCTGCTTGCGTCACCAGCATTGAATTTGTACCCATTGCCATATTGTAACCAGCTGCGTACAAAATAGGTTACAACCTTGTGATAGCAATCGATTGCACCAATTGCAGGTTGTCTATGGCAGAGGCTGTACCTTTATTGAGAAGCGTTATCAACAGAAAAACCGTGGTCCGAATAACCCTCAAAATCCCAAGCCCCGGAAGGACCCAACGCAGACCCCAGTCATGCCAAGGGTTTGCCTGCCGCGCCGAACCAGAAAATTTTTTAGGTCAACGCTTTGCGGCGCTTGACGCCTCTGAAACGTGTTCACCGTGATACAAAGCGGCTCGATCATCGAATGCGTGGGTTCCGTTGGGCATAGGCCAGCGCCTCAGTGAAGTGCCGAGCGATCTCGGCTTTGAACTGCTGTTCTGCGATCGATCGCACAGGAAATTGCACCTTGTACCTGGGCTGATCAACCAACCAGAACGCGGCACGCCGCCCGCGTTTGTAGCCAACGGTCTGGGGTCGGCCACGCTTGCCCGATCCAAACCCGGTGCCACCTTTGGGTCCCCTACCAGTGCGTTGCATGATCGCGCCGCCCTTGCGCCGATCTAGGTAGAGATCAACATCGCGCCGCTTTGCTGCAGTGCGGCCTCGTGAACCAGGGCCTGCGGGTGCGTTGCTGGTTACGCCAATGTCTCGATTGGCCCCAAGCCTAGAGAGCAATTGCTGATATTTGCCGCCAGTAATATTTCCCGCTGAATTGGTCTTGCCAATTCCATAACCACCAGGTGTCAGGAATTTGTTGTAATACTCAGGGAACTTACGTCGAATAGCCAGCTCAGACGATTTGGCCGATCGCGTGCCGCCACGGGCCAGAACATCCATGTAGCGGCCAGAAGGCACCCCCATAGATGAATCACGCCCTGTTGGCGAGAATGACCCATCGCCATAGTTAAAGCCAACCACGGCGGTAGGGTTGGCTCTGGTGGAGTAGCGCACCAACAGACCGCGCTTGGTCCAATTGGTTGGCTGGTGAACCGCGCCACTGTTAAGGCGGCTTTTCAGGTTGGCATGAATCGATTTGGCGGTTGCGCTGATTGCCCGTGAGGCAACAAACGGCATCTGGCCTGTGATTGTTGCAAGCCATACATCAGCTTTGCGCAAATCAGAAGTATCGATGCTAATGTTGATATTTGCCATCTATCCTCCCGTAAGCCCCATGGCCTGCAAGTAGCGCGCCCACTGCTCCAGGGTGAGCACCACGCGCCAAGTACCGCCTCTGAATCGAATAATGCTGGCAGCGTGTTCCTCTTGGGCGTTGATGCGCTGCTGTTCTGCTGCGGTGGGCTTGGCCCTGGCTGCGGCAGCGGTGTCTTCCCAGTTGGCGATTTGGACGACATGTGCCGGAACCCCGTCAAGGTCCCCCGTGTCGTCTTGCCTGCCTGCCCCTAGTTTGCGTCGAATGGGCAAGCCAAGGGCTTCGGTAAGGATTGCAGCGGCTTCCAGCTCGCCTCGATCCCCTTTGCGTTTTGGTCGGTTTGCCATGCCCCAACCCTACCTCAAATCCCGGTTTGGTGGTTCAACTACGCGCCGGTAGTGAAAACCATTGGCAGCCCAGCCTTTAGCAATTGATGCAGAAATACCTGACTTACTAACGTATGCTGCCAGGGCTGCTTTTTTTATTGATTTATAGCGTTGGCCTGTTTCAATGCATTCAACTTCAACAGTTTGCTTTAATCGTGGTAAGCCCATGGCAACAATTCTGGAAGCGCGTACTTCAGAATCAAACAATTGCGTTAGCTCTGAATGACCAATACCGCCAAACTGTTGAGGATGCTTTATAGCAAAAGCCCAAAGCTCGTCACGCGACACAAAGCGATGACCCTTACTAGGCTTATATGACTGAACGTATTTAAGTTGTTTTGAATCTAACCAATACTTAATACGGTCAAAGCTATGTCCTGTAAGTTTCTTGATTGCACCGGTTGAAATATATTCACCCTCTGATCTGGTCGATAGCCCCATGGACCAGGCCTTGCAGCGGAGGGAATTCCAGGACCTGAGGGGCCTGAGGCGGTTGAATTCGGCAACCAGCAACCGCATGGGCAGCTCACCTGCCAGCTCGACAAGCAGGCGGAGGTCTTCGGGGGTGTATGGCCTTGGTTGGCGCTTGGGTGCTGGCTGGGTCATGGCTGCTGATGGGGATGTGGGGGAGATGGTTGGGTGTGAAATTCTGGGCCGCCAATGGCACCAGCAGACTGCTGATCCCTATTTATGGCAGTCCATCCCTTGTGAGTGAACAACCGAAAACGCAGACCATGACTGGTCGCTTCCTTGTTCACATGAAGTTCACACGGCCTCTCGATGTGAATTCCCTAGGCCGCTTTTGAAATTGTCCTAGCAAGTTCACACGTGAACTTCAAGTGAACAACTCAAAACCCTGTCTCTGTCTGTCTTTTTAAAAGTTCATTCACACCGATAAGGGAGCCATTTAAGGAGGATCGGAATTTGAGGAGAGAAGTTCGGCGAGCCTTGGGGCCAGTCGGTAATGACCTCTCAAGCTGGGAACCCTGATCACTTCAGGCCATTTGCCGCCGCTGACCCTGGTCAGGCCATTGCGGATCGTGCCCTGGCTGTACCTGAAGCGGCTCTGAAGCTCCTCGACGATCGCTCTGCTGCTCAGAGACGCCCTGCCGTTGTTCATGGCTTCAGTGAGCACCTCGACGATTGCAGCGCGGCAATCCCTGATGACCTCAACGGTGTGGCAAACCGCGAGGCAGCCTGTTTCTTCGTCAATCCGGTACATAAACTCCCGCGCAGTCCCCTGGCGGCACTTGCGAACTTTCCAACTGCGGAGCCTTGTGTTGAACCTGACGGCCTTGCCTTTCGGTCCGCCTTCCCCGTTTTCGTCCATCCCCTCGGGGACCATTTCGATCGAATGGACCACAGACGGGACCTCCTTCCAGGCCTTGGCCCCTGCAGCCTCACCGCCTGCGGTCCCATCATGGTTAACCCAAACCACGGCGCAATGGCGACAAATGACCTCCTTGAAAAACGTAAGGAGGGCAGTGATCTGGCCATTGTCGCAATAGTTTAGATCGGCTTTGGAAGTGACGGCCTTGCAGGAATCGATGAGCACCAGTGAAATTTGCTCCCGCCGGACAAATTCCAGAAGCCGCAGGCAACCCCTTAGGGACGCCTCCCAAGCGATTGCCGCCTGTTCTGTGTCATGGGCCCACACATGCAGCCTGGGGCCACCTGCAGCGTCACTGATGGCCGGATCGGCGTCGCGGCCCATCTCCTGAATTGATCGAATCAGAGGGGCAGTGCCGGAATCGGATGCAATCAACAAGACGTTGCCTTGAGGGGCATGAGTGGCGCGATCCAAAAACCCGGCGCCATCGGTAACAGCAAACGCCATGGCAAGGGCTGCTGTGGTCTTGCCGGCACCTGCTGGGGCGTACAGAAGTGCCTGATCCTTGTCGGGGATGAAACCCTCTAGGAGCCAGTCAATGCCGGTAACACGCGACAGGTCGATCGATCGGTAGTCGGGCTTCTGCTCCTGGCACTTGTTTTCCTGCTCCTGGCGGCTGAGAAGGCGAAAGAGTGCGGCGGTGATTCGCGCATCAGTTTGGCGAAAGCGGGCCATGATTTCAGCCCGTATTGCCATTTCTGCATCCTCATCACCAGCTCGAACGGCATCAAGGACCAGGGCCAAAAGCTCGCCAAAGGTCGGTGGTTTTTCCGCCTCCTGCTGCTCCTGCTCTTGCTGGCGCTCAACATCCACCAGCGTCCAGTAGGCCTCGGTGGCCGCTTCGATGATGTCGAGGATCGCGCTCTCGGGACCGTCTGGGGCATCGTCAATGGAGCCGCCGTCTGGGATGCCGGGCCATAGGTCGATCGCCGGGATCACCAGCATCGGCAGCCCTGCCTGCGCTGCGGCCTCGGCTGCGTTCTCGGCCCGCCGTCGCCCCTCCTGCTGGTGCACCGGCCGGTCGGGGCCATCATGGTCGGCTAAGTAAACCACTCCTGGGCAGCCACCAGCCTTGAGCCCTTGGTAGCGGGGCACGATCTGCTCAATGGTGCGGGCGTGTCCTGGCTGGCTGATCGTGACCACCCCCTCGGACAAGGCGATCTCTGCGCATTTTTCGCCCTCGGTTTCCAGAATCCAGCCATGGGCGCCGATCGTGTCGGCCAGGTTGAAAACGGGCCAAGGGTCAGGGCCGGCCCCCTTTTCCCACCTGCCGGCCACCAGATGGAATCCGTAGAAGGCCTTGTCGCCATCTGGCAGCGGCACCCTCTTGACCAGTTGGGTATCGCTGTAGCTGTAGGGGCTGCCGCCTGGCTGGCTGGGGGTCATCCTGGCCAGGGCCGGGGGCCGGTCAGGCAAAGGCGCCGGCTGTGTCCGGGCTGGCTCTGGTTGTCGCCGCTGAATTGATCGCCTGGGGAAACGCTGGGCCCCGTCGCGGGGTTTATCGAGGGTGAAGTGTCCCGCCCTGCCGTCCCTTGTGTTGGCGGTGAAGGCCCAGGTCTGATCATCCGCCCCGGTGACCACCTCACCGGGGCGGTGGTCTTTGGGGTGATGGCAGATCACCTCCAGTCCGTCGGATGACACACGGCAGTCGCCGTCCTTCGTTCGGCCGCAGACAGGGCAAGGGTTGCGCCTACTGCTGGGGATCAATTTTTGTTTCTCGCTCATTCGGCCTCGCGCCGGGCTTTGGCGGTTTCCCGCGCCGTGGCTGCCAAACTGGCCCGCCTGGCTCGCTCAATGGCCATAACCACCAGGGCATTGACCGCTAGGCCCCTGCTATCGGCCTCAGCCCGCAGCCAGAGCATTTGTTGCTCAGTGGGCCTGATTGAGATCGGGTGTCGTTTCGACGGCATCGGTAGGGGCAGGGGAATCTCAACCAGTGTAGCCGGAGAGGTTCACCCTATGCTATGGTCCACCCATGGCCGCCGCGCCATGACCTGGCCGCCAGCTACCAATTCCGAGGCTCCCGCCATGCCCTAGCCCTAAAGCCCCGCCTGGGGCTGGTTCAACAGCTTTGACAATCATTTCCCCAATCCCATGACTCCCAATCACGAAGAATTTCCGCCGCTGACGCACCAGGCCAAGTGCGTTTTGATGAATACCATGAATGGTATTGATGTTTCTAAGCCTTATTGGGATCACCGCTTTGCCGCTGCCGTGATCCGTGAGGCAATGGTGCAGTCTGGCACTTGGAATATCAACAGCGACTTCCCGAGAGTTATAGACGCTAAAAATCTTGACGCCATCGCCGACAACCTCCACGCCCTACCACCAGAGCCCCCCTTAAAAAAGCAGGCCCTAGACATTTGGGGTCAAGTCGAGGGGGAGGTCAGCGACCAAGAGGCCCAGATCATGCGCACTGCCTTGGCTTTGATCCCAGACCCCACCCCCTAGCCCACGGGGCATGGCGGGCAGTTCATGGCTCCCGGATATGCGCTCCCTGGCAACGCTGTCTACTGCCCGGCCCTGGCGGTAGCAACCACGGCCTCTTGCCCCTGCTACGGCAGGCGTCATCAACGAGGGACCCGTCGAGGTTTACCGCTGGCGCCAACCGTCACTGGAGGTGGGCGGTAACAAGCGCAGACCAGTAAGTCCCCGGCTTTTTTACACAATTTTTTCCCTGTTTTTTCTTATGGAAGAGGCGCCCAATGACCCACACCATCTGTGAAAACCAACGCGTCACTTTTGAGGACGGCCTCGTCTGGAAGCTGACGATGGCGGCCACCCCAGGTGTTGGCACCTGGAATGTGAAAGCCACCTTGACCCGCAACGGCAGGGTCAAGGAAAGGCATGGCCGGTGGTCAGCCCGAACCGGGTAGACCAAAACTATGTGGCACCCGCTGCCAGGCTCTGCGATTGCCCAGATTGCAGAGGAGTGGATGCGGGCCAATTCCGTCCCGATCTCAGATGGTGTGGCGGTTAGCCGGGTGAAGCCATGAGCACCGGTCCCCGCATCCCCCTGGCAGAGGCCTTGGATATTGCCGCCAACGTGGTGGCCGTCCTGGGCCCGCACTGCCTGAAGATCGACGTTGCCGGCAGCGTCCGTCGGCATAGCCCAACGATTGGCGACCTGGAAATCGTCTGCCTGCCCAACCGCGACCCTCTTGAATCGACGCCGCTGTTTGCCGGTGGCTTTGCAATGGCTGTGGAGCAGTGGCCCAAGATTATTGGCGGTCCCGACGGCCGCTACACCAGACGAATGCTCCCCTGCGGGCTGAAGTTGGATTTGTTCATGCCGCATCCCGATGGCTACGGCCTGATTCTGGCCATCCGAACAGGATCTGAAGACTGGTCGCACAAGGTTTTGGCCACCGCATGGAAGCGAGCCGGCTTCTATTCATACAAGGGGTTGCTGCGCCGCGAAGATGAGTCGGTCATTCCCTGCCGCACTGAGCGGGAACTGTTCGACGTGATCGGACTGCGCTGGGTTGATCCGGTGGACAGGGAGGTTGGGCCATGAGCGTTCTTGCCTCCCTGCTGCACCCGGCCTACGAACTCGCCACGGATTCTGGCGAAAAAATTGCAGATGGCGCCCAGCTGGTTGACTGCCAATGGTGGCATCCTCGGTTTGGTTGCGACTCGCTCCAGTTCGTGGTGGACAACGCCCGCCAGGCGCTGGCCCCAGAGGTCGCCACCCCCGGCGAGCAGTACCACGAGGATGACGGCCCGGTCCTCTGGTGGCGGTTCCCGGTTGTTGAGCCCCCATACTCAGGCACCCCCTGCGGGCCAGGTTGGCGGCTGAATTACTACACCCACTACACCCCGCTGCCGCCCGCCCCGGTGGCGCCGACCCAACTATCCAACGAGGCCTTATGAGCACCCCCAGGCCACTGAGCCCCGCCGCGCAGGCGGTGTTGGATGCCGTCTTGAACGAAACGGCACCTTTGAGTGAGCAGCGCCAGCAGAGAACAGATGCCGCCGCCGCCCTCTACGCCGCTGCCCATTACCTCAGCCACGGTCGCCGCCAATTGGCAGCCATCGCCACCGAGCTGGAAGGGCACCATGGCTGACCCCACCCTCTCGGACCGCCTGGCCCTGGCTGCGTGCCCCCGGCAACGGTCAGGGGCAACCCCATGTTTTGCGCCGTGTATTGACTGCCTCGCCATTGCCAAGGCGGTTGCCCACGAAATTGCCGACCACTTCAGCGACGCGATTGGTTGCCACCAGCCCAACACCGAGCCGTCTATCCAGGACGAATGGAAAGCCCTGGAGCGCACGCAAGACCTGCGAATGTGGCCATCGATTGACCCAGGCCAGGAGGCTGCCGCGATGGCCGTTGCCCGTGAGCTAAGGAGACCCGATGTCTAACCCCGTGTCAAACGATGAGCTGGACTGGCTGATCTGGCACGCCCTGCGCAATGACGATCGTCACCCCACTTGGATTGATTCTGTAGTGCTTGCAGCAAGTGGCTGCAAAAAGCAACTTTGGCTAGGGCTTAGCAGAATCACAGGCAGGATCCAGGCCATGCGTCGCGCCGGTCGTATCCGTTTCTGGAGGCACCCTCCCGCAAATCCGAGCATCAAGTCCCACGGCTGGGAAGTGCTCGGCTGCCCTGGTGCCGGCATCCAGGAGAACGGGCAATTTGACTGGGCCTATAGCTGCGCCGATTGCCTGCGCCGCACCAGACCGGACCCTGCTGATGGGGTGATCGAGCCGCCGCTGATCATCGCGTTTGAATGTGAACTGAGGATTGAACCATGACCACCCCCGCGCTTTGCTTCCAGGTTCGCCCCTTTGGGGATGAGTACGTCGGCTATGTGTTTACGGAAGCCAGGGGCAAGGCCAAAGCGTTGGCCATGCAATCCGATCCCGGCAACTCACCGCCTTACCTGGTCGAAGACTTTACGAAATGGTCAGTTCGCCGCTGGCAGCAACTAGACGGACGGCTGCCGGTAGGCGCCGCCTTGTGGTGCCCGCAGGACGTGCCAGATGGCTCCGGTATCGATCCGGTTGCTTTGTGGACTGACTTTTCTTTTGCCTAACCCCAAACGCCCCGGCCGCCCCCGCAAACCCGCTGTCCCCGGGGCCACACCAGAGCCCCCAGACACCACCCCGCAGGGCCCACCACCCCCTAGCGGGGATGCAGTGGTAGCGGCCCTGCTCGCCGTGGTATCTGGCGCCGTGCCGGTTGAGGCCTGGGAGGTTCGAGCTGACGAGCCCCTCGATCGGCAGCAGGTATGGGCCGGCGACGGCTGGCGGTTTGCGGTTTGGTGGCAGATGGGGGTGCTCCATCGCCTGGCTGTGGCGCTGGCCCCTGGTGGCGGCCGGTGGGAATACGGCTGCGGCCGGTGGCCAGATTGGCTGGCCGGGCCTGATGCCGTGGTGCTCGATCCGATCCACCACCTGCTGACAGCTCAGCAGCGGGCTCAGCTGCAAACCCGGCTGCTGGGTTGCACGTTGCGGCCTAGGCCTCCGGTGCCTGAGTATTTCACGCGCCCCTGGCCGTCGCTCGATGAGACGTTTCCGGCCGATGAAGACTGGCTAGAGCGGGCGAGCTAAAGGCCTAGCAGTTCAGTTGTCCGGAAATTCCGGATGACTGAATTTGATGCTTGCCATGAAAAAGCCCCCGGATGGGGGCGGTGGGGTCAGTCGTCGTCTTTGGAGTGATCGCGGTGCCTGTCCCGCGCTTCGGCATGATCGACCATTGCGATGGTCCTTGCACGTTCACGGTTGCGAATGCGTTGTTCTCGCAGGGCGTCGGCCGCATGCGCTTCCCACTGCTCAACATAGTTCGACACCAGCTGCAGCAGGCGGAAAGCTTCGGTCCGTTCGTCTCGGGCACGCTGCCAGGCACCGGGCTCCTGAGAGTAGAAATCTCTCAAGTTGCAGGTTGCGGCCCGCAGCAATTCTTCTGTAGCCGTAACTGCCTCCCGGACGGCTCGATACTCGGCCTCCAGGCTGGCGGCGCCGGTGCCGTTTAGGTGGATCGTGGGCAGGGTGACAGGGGTTGGCTCGTTCATGGGTTAGATGCAGTTGGACGGTGTGGTCAGATTGGGGTCAGGCATTGCCCTGGCGTCGGCCCCTGGCCCGGCGTGCTCGACGTTTCCGGCCGATGGTGGGGCCTCGTTCAAACTCCCACTGTTCCTGCATGGCCTTTAATAGAAGCGGGCTGATACTTGCCAGGGCTTTGCTGCAAACTCGCCCAAACGCAAGAAAGCTATCAGTGGTCCGCTTGATTGCAACTTCTAATTTGTCTAAATCAATTGTGCTGCCGTCAGCAATGCGTTTGATTGCATCATTGAATCTTTCCGAGGATTCATTTCGTTCCCAGTTCCAGCGCTCCTGCCAGGCTTCAAGCTTGCTGCCGCCCTCAAGGGCAGCCAAGAACCTTTCTTGATACGGCTGAGGGGTGCCGGGGGTTGAGAATGTGATGAGAGGTGGCAGGTTGGGGTCAGGCATTGGAGCACTTGAGCTGGGATGCCATCTTTTCCGCCATGAGACAGGTGTCTAGTTCACGCCAAACAAGGGGGAATCCCTCGCCGGTTTCCATTGCCTCTTGATAGGCCGCTTGTGAACGCTCTTCGGCGCAACGGGCGATGTTTGCCCAGGCGGATGCTTGCATGGTGAGGTCAGGCATCGACCGGCACCTTCTTGACGCGCAGGGTCCCCCCGCAAAGCCTCCTGGCCCGATCACGCAGTTGCCGCGCACCGGTGATGCTGAGCTGATCGGCCCTGGCCATGCTGCAAAATTCAGGCAACCGCCTGTCGTTAATGCGGATGCCGTGGGCCCATGTTTGGCCGTTGTGAACTTCGACGCGGTATGTCATGGGAATGGAAGGCGACGGGATTGAATTGTTGCCGGGAAGCCCCGGCGGGCTGGCGATCAGATCACCCGGCCATTCAGCAGCAAAGTGGAATGAATGCCGCTGTCAAGGCTGAAGAACTCTTTAGCTGGCTTGGCGTCGTTGATCTGATCAACCAGGCTACGAACGACAACCATGGCGGCTTCCCATGCGTCGGTGCCAAACTCCAGTGCGTTGACGGCGGCGCGGGCAGACTTGAGCTGGGATTGAAGGATGGCGTCGGTCATGGCTGGCTGGTTGGTGGGTGGCAACGGCTCGGGTTTCCCCATAATGTAATCGGTAGATAACGCCCCAACGTCCTAAGGGTGTGACGCTTTACGGATTGTCACCTTTGCCCTTTGCTTTTTTCTGCTGGCGATGCTCCCACACCAACCGGGCCACCGTTGCCCGGCCCTCTGGGGTTTTGCGGGCACACTCCCAGCAGAGCAGGCCATGGGTGCCGGTGTGCAATCGAGGGCAGTTTTCGCACGGAATTCGCCGGCCACCTGGTGCCATGCCTTCATTGCGGCGTCGGTAGAGGTTTTGGCGCCAGGCTGCAGGATTGGGCTGTGGGGCGTTGGGGTCAGGCATTGGGGGGGGGTGGTGGTGGTCGTGGTGGCGGTCATTCCTTGTCAAACCCGATATGAAGCCATTGGCAAGGCTCGATCGTCAGCGGCGCGGGCCATTGCTCATGGGTTTCAACTCTCCCACCTTCGGTCATGGTGCCTTTAATTACCGTCCCTGTGCCTGGGTCACAGGCCAGCACGCCAAACAACAAACGCCCGAGGTGGTCGCGGACAATGGCGCCGTTGGGATACTGCTGGCGAAATGCGGGGGGTTGTTGAGGTCAAGCATCAAAAGGCCCCCAGGCGATGCTGCAGGTGTAACGGCGTTGGAGCAGCTCCATTACTACGGCTGTACTGGAGTTGCGGAGCCCTATAGGTCGCAGCAGCTCTTGCAATTCCAGGTAGTTGTAGGCGTTGGCAACGTCCGCCAGCCCCTGACGCAGCAAGGCGACCCGTGCCCGATCTGCTCGGGCCATGGTGCTCCGATCCACCAGCCCCCAGGCCGCTGCCAGGGTGGCAGTGATCGGCGCCAGGGCCGCAATCGGTTGACTGGGTAGCCGCCGCGCCGAATCAGCAGCCAGTTCCTCAACCTGCTGGAGGCCCCAGGCCCCGGCTGCGTAGGTGGCTGCTGCTGCTGTGATCAGCGCCGCGCCGATCTGCCGTCGGTGACGCCAGAGCCAGAGGCCCCCGGCCGCAATGGCCAGGCCGGCCAGGGTGATCAGCAGGGGGGCAATGCGTGCCGCCGCAGTGGCGGGGTGAAGGGTTCGAGATTTGAACATGGGATTGGGGGGGGGATTGAATTGTTGCCGGGAAGCCCCGGCGGGCTGGGGTGCAATGGCGTCACCACCACTCGTTGAACTCGGCCCGTGCGTCGGACATGCCGCTATTGACCGCATCGGCCAGCTGGCGCATCTCGCTGGCCAGCGCCAGGCCCCGATCAATCGAGGCGGAGTAGGCCGCCATCGCCGCGTCAATCTGCAGCAGCAGAGCGTCGGTATCAGCGTCAGGGCATGTCATGGCGGTGTGTGTGATGTGGGCGAGTGACGCCGGGGATGCCCGGCGGACTGGTGATCGGTCAGACCAGATCAGCGGCTTCCATGGCGGCGGTCAGTCCAATCAGGATTCCGTGTGCCCGGCTCAGCGCGTGCCGAGCATCGGCCGGCAGCTCCAGCCAGAAGTCGGTGGCCTGGAGGGCCTCCAGCTCTTCGGCTGCGTTGGAGGCGTGTGCGTGAGGCAGTTCGTAGTCCATGCTGCGGAGTGCGATTGGATCCGGGGATCTCCGCCCCGGCGATCAGAATGTAATCGGTAGATAACGCCACGGAGCGCTAGGGGTGTGACGGTTCACAGATTGTCATGTGGTGGGGTTGTTTCGTGGCAAACCACGGCAAACCACGGCAAACCACGGCAAACCGTGGCAAACCGTGGTAAGTTCCGGAAACGCGCCACACCCGTGCGCCCCCATCCCCATGATCACCGACCCTCGACACCGCGAGCTGTTGCAGCGGGCAATCGATGCCCAGACCGTAGTGGCTGACGAGCTTCAGTCCGCGTATAACGCCCGAATAGCCTTGCCGATTGATCACCCCCAGCGGCTTGAAACGCGAGACCTGTGGCGCGATAGCAAAGCGCTTGAAGCCTTGATCTCTGGCGCCCATGGCCTGCTGACCGGCATTGCTGGCGCTGCCGCGCTGCAGGGAAGGTCCTAGCCATGACCCTCCCATTCACCGGGGGAGCGTTCCTCGCCGGCGTGGTCTGCATTGCCTGGATCAGCGCGACCCTTCGAGCCCCCCAGATCCCTCTGCCGCCGCCTCAGCCTCTGTTGTTCGAGCAGCGCCAGCCATGAGTACGAAGCCGATCCCAAAGCGCCGCCCCGGCCCCGGCACACGGGTCAGCGGGGCGATTTACGACGCCGTCGGCAACAGCGTAACGGTGTACGCGCATCTATCTGCAGATGCCTACCAGCAGCTCAAGCTGCTGCAGGAGCAAACCGGCGACACCCAAGCAGGCGCCTTTCGCTCCCTGATTTTTAGGGGTGCCGAATCCCTTGGGTTTCGAGATTCGGTTTCCGCCATGGATGCGTTGGCCGCTGCCAATGGCGGGGCCAGCGATGCCAGGGCCGTGCATCACCTGATCCGGCTCGGTGCCGGGCTCAACCCAATTCTCTCCAATCCTCCAACGCCATGAATCGACTATCTGATCGTGTGTCACTAGCTGAATTCTTGGACATCAAGCGCCTTGACGCGACGATGTATCACCTGTGGGGCTTGCGTGCATCCTGGAGGGCCATGGCCAAGCCCCAGCGGATTGATGCGCTGCGGGTTGCGGCTCTAAGCCTGGGCAACATCGCTGATCGGCAGCTCCCGCCTGGTCAGCGCCGCGCCCGATGCCAAGTCGCTGGATTTGAAAACTGCGTCTTGATGGGAGCAATCGGCCTGATTGCTTCCGCCCTGGCCTACACGGTAGGGGTTGAGCAGGGCCGCGCACGGTTCCCCGTGGGAAGCGCTGAGACGGTGGTGCGATGAAAATCGCCGACTACCACCGCCACCCGGCTTCGATTTATCACCATGACATTGAGCAGGGCAGCGACAAATGGCACGCCCTGCGCCGGGGCGTGATCACCGCCAGCACGATCAGCAAGCTGATCACCGGCTCCGGCAAACCTGCCAACAACGACACCAGCCGCACCCAGCTGCTGCAGTTGCTGGCCGAGCGGATCACCGGTGAGACCGATGCCAGTTTCTACGGCGACGACATGGCCCGCGGGCACCTACTGGAACCGTTGGCCCGTGACATCTACGCCCAACACCGAGCACCGGTGCAGGAGTGCGGATTCGTCACCGCTGATTTCGACGGCACCGTGATTGGCTACAGCCCCGACGGGCTAGTGGGTGATCAAGGCCTGATTGAGATCAAGAGCCCCCGGCAGAAGCATCATCTTCGGTCGCTGCTCAGTGATGACGTGCCCGCTGAATATGTGCCGCAGGTCCAGACCGGCCTTGCTGTCACTGGCCGCCACTGGTGTGACTACATCAGTTACGCCCCCGGCCTGCCGCTGTTTGTTCGCCGGTGCGAGCGTGACGATGTGGTGATCGCCCAGCTGATCACTGCAGCACAGGCCGCTGAAGCCGAGCTACGGATGCTGATGGAGCTCTACACCGCAAAAGCCGCCATTTTCCCGGCCACCGAACTTATCCAGCCTGAACAGGAGATCTTTATTTGATGGACATTGCAGCCACTTTGGAGGCGAAATCCTCACAGCTCAACACAGACGACCTGATTGCCGGCCCGAAGACAATCACGATCACAAAGGTCTCGGCCGGCAGCGCTGAGCAACCTGTCGCCGTTTCGTTCGAGGGTGACAGCGGCAAGCCATGGTACCCCTGCAAAAGTATGCGCCGCGTCCTGGTCGCTGCCTGGGGCGCCGATGCCTCGCAGTACGTGGGCCGACGGGTGACATTGTTCCGAGACCCCGGCGTCACCTACGGCGGCATCCAGGTCGGCGGCATCAGGGTGTCGCACCTGTCAGACCTGGACGGCCCCCTGTCAATCGCGCTCACCGTCACCCGGCAGAAACGCAGTCCCTACAAGGTGCAGCCGTTGCCTGCATCACCGCCGGCACCGGCCAAGCCCGCGCCGCCTGCGCCGCCTGCCGCCGCAGACCTGATCCAAGCCGCCGCCGACGCCTGCCGCCGTTCCGGTCTGACCAATGCCGGGATCATTGCGTTCGTGCTCGAATTAACCCAGGGGAACACCAGCGCCCTGAGCGATGCACCGCCTGAGGCGCTGGCCAAGATCGTCAGGCTGGGCGTCAGCCCTCAGACCGTTGAGCGCTGCAATGCAAAGCCTGAAGCGGAGCCCCAGGCCCCAAATTCTGAGCCCACCCCCAGCTCCCCGAATTTGGAGGCCAGCTCCCCGAATTTAGGGCCCAGCTCCCTGACGCTGCCCCCCACCAGCGGCCCGGAACAGCCCGCCCCGGCCGTCGAACCTGGCACGGTTCAGCGGCTGCCGGTGGGGCGAACCATCGTGGCCGCCGATCCCCAGCCAGCACCTGCGCCCGCCACTGCAGCCCCTGCAGCTGGCCGACGGTCCGCCCCTGCTCCAGTCCGCCGGTCACCCCCAGCTGCTGCGCCTGGTGCTGACGCCCCGATCCTTGGCCTGGATTGATCACTGCCCCATCCCATCTCATCCCATCAAATCCCCCCCCTATGAATCGGCTCACTTTGCTGGCCTACATCACGTCGCCGCCGGCACTCTCTACCCCTTCCGCTGGTGGTCAACGCCAGGCATTTTTCAACGTTGAGATCAGCCCCTACAAACAAACGGATTCCCCCATGCCGCTGCAAGTGACAGCCTGGGATGCGCTGGCCCCCGACGTGATGGCAAACATCAGGTCGGGCTCCTGGGCGGTCATCACCGGACGGCTCAGGATCGAAAAGGGCACGCCGCCGGAGTTTCAGCTAGAGGGCTTCCATCGGGTCGGCGCGCTTCTCGATCTCCCCGGCGTCAATTCCGTTGCCCTGGTAGGCCGCGCCGGCCGCGACCCTGAGGCCAGCTACTTTGAGTCGGGCAGCATGGTTGCCAAATTCACCCTGGCCGTAAACCGCCGTAGCCGGGACGATCAGCCCGACTGGTTCCCCCTTGAGATATGGGGTAACCAAGCCCAGGTCGCTGCCGACTACGTGCGCAAGGGCTCCCTGCTGGGCATCATCGGCTCCTTCAAGCTCGACCGCTGGACCGACCGCAGCACCGGCGAGGAGCGCACCAAACCGGTCATCAATGTGGATCAGCTGGAGCTGCTGGGCAGCAAGCGAGACGCCGAGGGTGGTGCTGGGGCAGGTGGGTATTCGGCCCCTGGTTACGGCGGCCAATCAGAGGAAGAGGCGCCTTTCTGATGGGACTCCTGAATTGGATCGTGGGGCTGCTGCCACCCAACGATTTTGATTTAGACCGCGAGATCGACCGCGAGATCGCTCGCCGCCGTGGCTCCAATCCTCCCGCGCCAGGCAGCAAGCCTGCAGCCCCGGCTGGCCCCCCCGCCAAACCCCAGCCAACTGGTGGGCGACTGATCTATAGCGACCGCGACCCTGGCCCAGTCCCACCCCGCTTGCCCGATGACCTGGCTGATCTGCCGGTAATGCCAGCGGAGATATTGGACGGCGCTGCAGCGGCCCCCGCCCCGGCTGAGATGCCGAGCGACGAGCTGCTTGATCAATGGGTCCAGGAGGCCAGGCGCTTGCACACCGCCAGCGGCTATCACATAAACGCCTCCACCACCATGGCTCGATTGGCCATTGCCTGGGCTCGCCAGCAGCAGGCCCAATCCCTCCAGCTCCCACCATCTGGCGCCGATCCGGTGGCGACGGATGGGGATCTGCTGAAGGTTTGGGATCGCATTTTTTGGGCTGATGACGCACGCCGCGCCATCTACACCCGTGGCCGCGCAGACGAGCGCACCGCGATTCTGCGGGCGCTGGGGGTGCAGCCATGACCGGCCCCTTCGACTTCCCCCGTCCACCTAGGCCACCAGGCAAGCTAAACCCCTATCTAAACGCCATGAGCGCTGCCAGTTTGATTGCTGGGTTTGCTTTTATTTTTGATGCCAATGTAATTGCATTTGTGTTTGGTATTTTGACCTGCATTTGCGCTGTTTTGACTATTCATCACGCGAGGTTTCAACCATGAGCACCCTCCCCGAAACAACCCTGGCCCATCTGCGGCATCTTGCAGCGGCTGGCCAGTATGACGCTCAGGCGCTACTGCAGCTGCTCGCCCGCGCCGATGCCCGCGATCAAGATGTTGCAGAGTTCGTGGACCACTACTCCAAAACCATCGCCGCGCTCTGCCGTCGACTGGAGGCCCTGGAGCGTGGGGCCAAGGATCTGCCAGCACCGGCCGCCCGGGTGGATGACGGCCCGGTTGCCAATGCCCTGACCGTGGCCGAATCTGCCCTGGCGGATGTTGCCGAGGGGGAGGCAGTCTCGCCCCACGCCGTTGGCTGTCTGCACTGGGCTGAGGCACGCTGCACCGAGGCCCTTGCCGCCATCCGCCCAGCGATGCGGCAGCACGGGATCCGGACATCGGACTTATCACCGGCGCCAACACCACCGCCTGCCGACCCTGCCGACCCTGCCGAGAGGCTGGTGGAAAGGGTGATAAGCGCAATGGGCCGATCCACTTCCTTCGAAAACTCCTACGCCGCGATTCGTGAGGTAGCCGACTGGCTCGACACGCAGGGGCACCAAACCGGCGCCAATGCTGTGCGCTGTGAGCTGTGCAGATGACCATACCCGATCAAATCCAAATCACCCATCAACCCAGAACCATGACCACGCCCCGCGCCGCCCTGACATCTGACGACATCCCCCCTGGCCCGCTATCAGAGGACGATCTACGCCAGCGATGGAATCAACAGGCCGACGAGCACAACCAGTGGGAGTCGCTGGACTCCTGCGAGCAATTGGAATGGGCCCAAGCCCTGGCGATTAAGGCCGATCGACATGCCGCCACCCCGCCAGCCCCGGAGCCGGGGGGGTCAACCGAATGGGAGTGGAAAGACATCGGCGATGGCAAGCCGGTAAAGGTTCGGCGGTGCCATAAATGTGGAGTCTGCCCATCAAACGTTGACGACTGCGCCCACTTCGGTGATTCACGTTGCCCATATTTTGGGATTGATGCTATGGCCACCCCGCCAGCGCCGGAGCCTGGCCCCACATTCCAAGACGCCATTCACCTGGCCGAGGGCTGCCACGATTACTCAGGCGGCCATAGCGGGGCAGAGGGGGAGGCCTGGCATGGCGCCATCGATACGGTCGTGGATGTGCTCAAGCGGGCGGCGGTTGGGGCCTGGGACAGCCAGACCAGAGCGGTGTATGGCGTTGGGGCGGAGGCCCAGGCTGGGGAGGTGGCGGAGCCGGAGCCGGTGGCCGAGCTTGACGACCAGCAGCGTGAGGGGGAATCGGGCTTGACACGGCAATCAGCTATTCATGGCTTTAGATCTCAGTTAACAGAAGAAGCCAGCTCCCGTTACGGACTAACCTCTCAGGACGCCGAATTTGATGCTTTTGCCTCAGGTGCATCTTGGGCGTGGGCCACTTACGTCACTGCAATTGCGGGCGGTTTCGGTCAAGCGCCCCAGGCTGGGGAGTTGGCTGTGCCGGAGCCAGTGGCTGAATGCCCAAATTGCGGCTATGAAGGCGAGATGGTACCAGTGCCACTGGCTGGGGAGGTGGAGGCGTGAGCGATTACAAAACCGTAAAGACCAGCCGCGAAGTCTGGGCCATTATTCGTGCTCGTCATCCTGAACTTGTGCCGTTTGGTACTGCATCATTTGAAGGCGACATGTTTACAAGTTATGGATTTCCTGCTGCCGATTTTCCACTAATAGAGGCTAGGACTACGTGGGAACTTGACCCAGACAGACCAAGCCACCGCATCAATGAACAAAGCCTTTTCTGGTTGTGTATCCCAATCAAAGAAAAACCATGAGCGCCAGCACCCCATCCACCCTCACCCCTGACCCCCAATGCTGAAAAACGACCGCTGGATCAGAGCCCAAGCCGCCGCCGGCATGATCGAGCCGTTTCAGCGGGAGCTGGTGCGAAAAATTGATCGACCAGCGAATTGGAGGGGCCCTCTGAAGGTGCTGAGCTTTGGCACCAGCAGCTACGGCTATGACCTCCGCCTCTCCGCCGCCGAGTTCCTGACCTTCCGCCACGTGCCCGGCACGGTGATGAACCCCAAGCGGCCCAACCCCCGCAACTTGGAGCCCGCTCCCCTGCACGAGGATGAAGATGGCCGATTTTTCATCCTGCCGGGCCACACTTACGGGCTGGGGGTGGCGCTCGAAAAGCTGCTGGTGCCGCCTAACTGCACCGTGATCTGCCTGGGTAAAAGCACTTACGCCAGGCTGGGAATCATCGTCAACACCACGCCGGCAGAGGCCGCCTGGGAAGGGCATCTAACCCTCGAGTTCAGCAACTCATCTGGTGCCGACTGCCGCATCTACGCAGAGGAGGGCATCTGCCAGCTGTTGTTCTTTGAGGGGGATCCTTGCGAGACGACCTATGCCGATCGAGTGGGGAAATACCAGGGGCAGCCTGAGCGCGTGGTGGGGGCACGGGTATGACCAGCCCAACCCCAGCCCGTGGCCGCTTCATCGTCCTGGAGGGCATCGACGGCTGCGGCAAGACCACCCAGCTGGAGGCCCTGCGCCAATGGCTGCCCACCAGCGGCCTGCTGCCTCCTGGCGCCCGCGTGACCGTGAGTCGAGAGCCTGGGGGAACCGCCCTGGGCCAGGCCTTGCGGGAGCTGCTGCTGCATCCTCCCGATGGAACGGCCCCCGTGCCTCGCGCAGAGCTGCTGCTCTATGCAGCTGACCGGGCCCAGCATGTGGAAACCGTTTTGCGGCCAGCGCTGGATTGTGGGGATTGGGTGCTTTGCGATCGCTTCACTGGATCGACAGCCGCGTATCAGGGCTATGGCAGGGGATGGCCTGCGGCCCTGCTTGACACGCTGGAAACCCTGACCACAGGCGGTCTTCAGGCCGACCTTACCCTCTGGCTAGACGTGTCCCTGGCCGAGTCCTATCGCCGACGTGGTGGCCAATTAGCCGACCGCATTGAGGCGGCGGGGGAGGCGTTCCTGGCCCGTGTAGCTCATGGATTCGAGCGCCTGGCCGATCTGCGTGGCTGGACCCGCATCGATGCAGGCCAGCCCGTAGCTGCCGTGACGGGGGACTGTTGCCGCGCCATGGTGCGCAGCTTTGAGGGGCGGGCATGAAAAACCCAATCCCTGCAGCGTTGCTCACAGCCACCCTCGCCCGCCGCGGCACGGTTGCCCCTGACGCCCTGCTCGATTGCCTGTCTCTGGTGGCGGTCCTGGATGCACGCAGCCCCGACCTTGCCCACCCACTCGCGCTAACCGAGCGGCTGATCACTTTGGAGGATTTGCGCCGGGCCTGGTGCTGCTCCAACTGGGAAGCGATCCGCCGCATGGATACGCTTCGGTTTGAGCAGCTGGTTGACTGCACCTACCACTCTGCCGAGACTGCCTTTTGGCAAGTGCATCGCGTGGGGCCGGTGGCATGACCAGCACCCTGCACCTTGGCGACTGCCTGGAGGTGTTGCGCACCATGGCAGATGCGTCGGTCCATTGCTGTGTCACCAGCCCGCCTTACTGGGGACTGCGGGACTATGGCCACGATGGGCAGCTCGGCATGGAGGCCACGCCGGAAGAATACGTGGCCCGCATGGTGGAAGTGTTCTGCGAGGTCCGCCGGGTGCTGCGGAATGACGGGACGCTGTGGCTGAATCTTGGGGATACGTACAACGCCTATAACGCCAACCGTGGGGCGTCAACTTCCATCAGCGACGGGACTGCGGGGCGTGATCATCCCAAGCACCGGCAGGGGCTGACTGCGGCAACCCTTAAAAACAAAGACCTAGTCGGCATCCCGTGGCGCGTCGCCTTTGCCTTGCAAGCTGACGGCTGGTATCTGCGGCAGGACATCATCTGGCACAAGCCAAACTCGATGCCCGAGAGCGTTACGGACCGCTGCACAAAGGCGCATGAATATGTTTTCCTGTTGTCAAAATCGGCAAGGTATTACTACGACGCGGATGCGATAAAAGAGCCAGCAAGCTCTATGGGCAAATCAAGTGGCTCAAATTGCTTCCGTGGTGCTGGGCACTTTCGGGAATCCGCAGGGGGGCCAGCAAAGCGAGATGGCAGGGATATGGCATCTGTTGGGCGAGGGCCTGACCGCAATCGCCGCGATGTGTGGACCATTGCCACCAAGCCATTCAATGGCGCCCATTTCGCTGTCATGCCCCCGGAGCTGGTTGAGCCGTGCATCCTGGCTGGTTGCCCAAAAGGAGGGGTGGTCTATGACCCATTCACAGGAAGCGGCACCGTGGGTGAGCAAGCGCTGCTCCTGGGACGTCACTTTGAGGGCAGTGAGATCAACCCGGACTACCACGCCATCGCCCAGCATCGAATCAGCAGAGCCCAGGCCGCAGGCCATCAACCCGACCTGTTCGCCTCAGCGGGGCCGGTGGCGTGATCACCCCTCTTGAACCGCAGCACAGGCCTCCAGTTCGCAGATGCGCCGGGCGGCCTGGCGGATGATCACGCCATTCGTTACCGACTGCTTGAGCAGCACGTGAGCCTGGGCCAACACCTGCTCTGGGGTCATCTGTTGCAGCATCATGCGGCCCCGTTCCAGGTCAGATTTAGCCTCTAGCGTGAGGTTCGGCACCATCCAATTACTCGAAGTCGAGGCCATGGCAGATCAGGATTTTCAGTTAAGGGTAGGAACAGACGCAGAGGGTAGCGGCTGCTGGGAGGTCACGATTGATGGGGTTTTGCACCAGGACCGATCACCCGTCCAGCTCCGCGCCTGGATCGAGCAGCGCCGCGCCCAGAAATCGGCACGGTGGGCCCAGCTGGAGCCGATCGAGGGGCTGGCTGAGGATGCCGACGCGGGGCGGCCTGGCTGGGGCGGCATGGTGCAGGACGAGGGGGGCTGGCGGGAGGGTTAGCGAACCCGATCGGCGACGATCGCCCACCCCCGGCCTGGTTCAAACCGGTAGGCCCCATTTCCGATCGAGCGCACCATCCAGCGGCGGCCAAACCTATCCCTGCTGAAATTCAAACCCTGGCCGTTGGGGCTGAGCGTTTCGCCGGCGATCAGATCAGGATCCCCCCATGGGTCGTTCACGATCACGCTGTTGCGAGTGTGGCCGATGGCGATCATCCAGTGCCCCCCGCCGGTCGGGCGATGCACGGGCCCTCGATGCAGGTATCCGCAGGGAACCGGGATGCCGCGCAAGATCTGCTGCTCAATCGTCAAAAAATCAGCGCCCTGCTCAAACCGCGCAGCGATGCCGTAGTGGCCCAGGGCCTGGATCTGTGCAGCGGCCTGGGTGGTGTCACCAAACCGTTGCACCGTCGCCAGATACTGATCATCCCCATTGGGCCCATGGAGCGTGCCAGGTTTCAGGGCTTCCAGCAGCATCGCGCAACTGGATGAGAAACAGGTGCGGTCCCGTTGGCCCAGCTGCGCCGAATCCCGCTGGCGGTAATAGGGCACGCCGGCCAGCGGGTTAGGGGGAGCAGCTGTCATGGGCTCGGTAGCATAGCGGCAACAATCTAGCCCCGCCCAATGCCCGTCTTCACCCTCAGCAACCGGGCCTTGAATGCCCTAGCGACTGCTGAAATGCCGCTGACTGGCGTTTTCTATGCTCAGCTAATGCTGCCTAGCTTTACATTCAATCCTGATACGCATGACACAATGGCCGCAATCACAAGCGGCGAGATCACCCCTGTAACTGGGTATCAGGCAGGCGGCAAAGCGATAACGCTGAGCAACACGATGAACACTACAACCGGGATTAATACCCTAACCATTGCCCCGTTTCAATGGAGCGCCACCATCACGGGTGCCCAGAAAGTTCTGATATATTATCGACCATCAACAACCCCTTCTCAACAGATTGTCCTAGGATGCAATGATATTGGCAGCCCTCAGAACAGTGTAGGCGGATTATTCAGGCTTGAGCAAATGATAATCGAAACTGCAGCGGAGAACAGTTCTATTACGGTGCCTCATGCAACGATCAATGCAATAATCAACGAGACATTAAACCTCAGCGCCGGCAATTTCTGGGCAATGCTGCTGGGTACTGGCTACACCCCCAGCCCGTCGCATTCGCACCGGTCGAACCTAACCGCGTTTGAAGTGACCGGCACTGGCTATACCGCTGGTGGCGTGGCTGCCCCGCTGACGATCACGCGCAATGATGCCGCCGATGAGATCATCGTGCGGGCTGAGCAGATCATTCTTACAGGTTGCACGGTTTCGCCTAGATATGTGGTCATCTACCAGAAACTTGGCGGTGCCGCTACGGCCGACCGCGTTGTAATGATTGTAGATTGGGGCGCCGTTTACCCAGCAACTGGCGCTGCATATCCAATTAATGCCAACGAAATAATCATCGGCGGGGTCTACTCCTGATGGATTTCCCTGAATCCTGCCTTCCAATCGGGAGGCCACATACCTTTGGGGATTTTAATATCGCCGCCGAACTTGATCGGCGGTTTCGGTTGAGCGATAGTCTGTCCGGTCAGACCGTGAGCTTACCCCTGCCGGTATTCACGGCCGCGCAGTTCAGCGATTTCAAGGGCCACTTCAGGACCGTGGGGCTGCTGTCATCCTGGGAGCTGCCGGCTGCGGTGTGGGTGGGGCGTGCGGTTCCCCCAGCGCCAGTTCGATGGCGCTATGCCTCGGCGCCGTCCTGGGAGTTGCTGTCTGGGGGTCTCTGGCAGGTGAGCGGGGTGGTGCTGCGTGCGGTGTGAGCTGCTAGAAAATCGGTAACGGCCCGGTCGGGACAACGTGAGGCCGTGCGACTAGAGACACTTGGAAGTCGCTGATATATCCATTCCATCGGCGAGATGCAAAATTACCACTTTGCAAGCCAATTGCTAGAAGAGTTTGGGTAATGCTACTGCCGTAAGGACTGGTGTCGGGGAATGGATCCGCCGCGCCGTTTACAGTTGTTGTTGCAATTCCGTCTGCCCTAGTATGTTGAAGAAATGCCCACTCATCATCAGCCGGGGTGTCAGGTGGCCCTTGATGAGTAAATCCGGCGCCGCTGACGGTAACCCGATTAGAGCCCCACAAAGACTGCAAAGCATCGCTGGGAACAAAGAAGTTAGACCCATCAAAGTTATCATAAAATTGGAATAATCCATCAGTATTTGCGCCCGCAGGCTTCCTAAACCAAAACCGTATTGTATAGTCTGACGCGCCTATAATATCTGCCAGCGCAGCAGACATCCAGGCACCAGTAGCGCCGCTAAAGTACGCGCTGCCAGCGCCCCATCTCCCTATCGTTGGGCTGATTGACACATTGCCTGGCGTCACTGACGCCGATCTGCCGCTTACATCAGTAAAGCCGCTGTCATTTGTAAGCGTTAAATGCAGGATTACAGAGCTATAATCAGGATCATTTAATGGTGTTGTTATAGCATTTGCCCCGGTGGTCCGCAGTAGCAACAGCGTTGATTGCGATGGCGTGCCGACTTGCATCCCCGCGCCCGTGGTGGTGAGCGTCAGATTGACCGATGCCGATGGCGTGCCGGCGGGCAGCGCCCTGGCCCCCGTGGTTCGCAGCCGGATCCGGACCGATGCCGAAGGGGTCGATGCCCGCCGGATCCAGACCCCAACAAACTCAACAGTCAGGCTGTAGAACTCAGTCCCTGGCACCGCCCGAATGTCGTCCTGCTCGACTGGCCGGGCATAGGTCCACTGGAACCCTGGCGGGGTTTCCGATGGCGCCAGGGTGGCTGAGTTGAATCCGAACGACCGGCCCTGTTGGCTCAGCTGGTGGTCTGGCACGCTGCGGGCCTCGGCCTCGGTGAGCCCTAGGAACGTCATCGCCAAAGTGTCACCCGTCGGCACCAGATCGGCGGTGCTGGTGGTGCTGCTGCCGTCGTAACCAATCTGCAGGGTGGCAGGGACCACGCCGGGGGTGATCGAGACGGTGGCGGGGCGGAGAGTGGGGAAGTCGGCCATTAGAAATATCCGGGGCTAAGAGAACGACCCGTCCACATATAAGACCATGTTGCTATAGGGCTGCCGTCTACAAGGTGCTGATATCCAGTCTTGGAGCCAAGCGAGCCGTCAGCGTTTACTTTCTGAACATATGTAAATTGATCGTTTGAATCGCCATGAATAAATGCCGTTTGCCCTGGGCTAACCGCTATATCAACTTGTTCTATGTGTATGCCATAATTTGTCCATGGCTTCGTTCCTATAAAGTATAAGAGTAAGGTGTATTTTGTGTAATCCTGGGGCGGCTTCGGTGGTACTGGCGGATCCGCCGGGCCGTCAGGGGTGTCAGGTTGGGATGGGATCTCAGGTGGCTCGACCGGGCCGGTGGGCGGCAGCGGGGCAGGGGGGGCAGCACCACCTCCTCCACCAGCTCCTCCACCACCACCTCCCCCACTGCCACCGCCACCACCGCCGCCGCCACCCACGCTGAATCCGCCGCCCGCGTATTCGCCAGAAACCGGCCGACGCCCGTTGCGGCCATAGAACCAAACCTCGTCGGGCGTCCAGCTCTCCTCGTCAGGCGCGGGGATCGAACAATCAGCGGCCCGGCTGGGGTCCGCATCGCAGGAGGGGGCGGTGTCACCGGTAAGGAGGGTGATGTTCTCAACCTGAACCGCCGCTACGTCCAGGGCCACCAGTGATCGCCGCTGGCTATCAACCGGGCAGTGCTCCAGTTGCAGGGACAGGGTGCCCTCCCGTTCAGTGTTGGCAGAGACGATCCAGTAGCGCTCGACCATGGGGCTGCTCACCCCATCCACGTCTTTGCGATCCAGCTGCACTTGAATCAGCTCGCCCTCTCCCAGGGTCGAGTTCCAATAGCCGGACTTGATCGCCACCGCAGCGGAGTGCGTAATGTGCCGGCGCTTTGCCTGGCCAAACCGGATCGCCCTGGCGGCATGGATCTCAGTTGTGCAGAACTGGCTCAGATCGTGCTCCTCCGTTGGCGCTGTATCCGGGGTGGCGTCATAGGCCACCTCCGTGGTCCGGATCATCCTGGACAATCCATCCGGGCCCTGCTGGCGCCATGCCACCACGGCCCGGTAGGGGCGCCTAGCCTCAGGGCTGACCAGCTGCCAGGTGTAACTCCCATCGACAATCGCCTCGCCATCAAACACCCACACGGGGCTCAGCGGCTCGGTGTCAATGGCCCCAGATGGAGTAACGGGCAGGAGTGGCCGCAAGCCATAGCGACCGGCAATTTTCGTTTCGCGCACCATGAAATAGGGCCCAACCTTGCTCATCCAGTCGCTAATGCTGGTCGGCTCTGATAGCACCCCATTCCACCAGAGACCGTTGGCATCCATGAACCGAGCTGCTGCGGTGATCGACTCCCGATCAATCCGAACCGGTGCTGTGCGGCCATCATTGTTTAGTAGGTATAAATAAAGCTCGCCTAGGTTGTTGGAGCTGCCGTAGACATTATCCAGCAGCCTGACCGATTCGACTCCATTGCGGATGAATAGATTAATTTTTCGTTTCCAATGGCCACGGTCTGGCAGTCCGACGCCGTCAGCATCAAAACCGTTGAAGTTTACAGCGCTAAACGATACAGTTGTTAGGTCTTTATGTGTGCCAACCGTGCCGCATTGCGTAGGGGCCTGCACTTTGTTGGCAATTAATTGCAACCCTGAATAAACATCGACAAGGAAGTTGCCAGGAGTCCAGGTGCCAGCAGTTTTTGGACCATAGGACTGGCTGAAGCTCCCGACCCGGCAGCGGCCCTGGAAGACGCCGTTGACCGAGATGCCACCGAGCCGGCCCTGGCTGACAACAAGTCGCCACTTCACCGCCACGGCATTGGCTACGGGCTCGCCCTCCAGCAGCGGAGTATCAAACCGGCAGGCGCTGGCCTTCGGGCTGACGATCACCCCGCCGATGCCGGCATCTGATGGGCTGCCGCAGGTGTCGCCGATCCGCCGGCACCAGACAATGGGCGCCCGCTCCAGCAGCGTCATTGCCTGCTGGTTGGCATTCCAGTCGGACTGGGCCTCGGCAGCAGTCACGGCCGTGGGGCGGGCTGCTCCGCCCAGGGCTGTAGAGGTCCTACCCAGGGCAATCGACACTTTGCCCCCGGCGCTGCTACCTCTGCTGCCGCCCTTGAATGCAATCATGTCGAAAAATCCAGCACACAGGGCGTGCCTATCCGCTCCTGCGTGAGCACGATTGGCGGAACCGATACTGCAACTGGGGGCGGTGAGATTGCGCCCGTGATCGTGATCCCGGTCAGGGTGCCGCTGGCGGTGATGCTGCCCACCAGGACCGAATCAACCCGGCTGAGCCCGCCCAGGACAACCTCGTATTGAGTCACCTCGATCAGCCATTGGTTGGCGTTCGCATCGAGCGCCAGGGCCATGACGGCAGGGGAGTACGCGCAGGTGATCGTGACCGATCCGGACGCCAGGCCCGAATCAAACCTTGGGCAGTTGAACTCCTGAAACTCCCAGCTCTGCAGCCCGTCGCCGTCGCCAGCATCAAAGGCAGTGAATGGGCTGTTGTTGATCCCATCGAGCCGGTGCCAACGTGCTTTGGCATTGCCGCTGCTATCCATCCACTTCAGGGTCTGGGTGTAAACGTGGGGGCCGTAGTCGGGCATCAGGCCATCCCCAGCGCCTGGCGGCCGTCATAACTCTGGATGTGATCCCAGAGCTGGCCAACGCCATCGCTCACCATGGCTTCGGCATCCTCGCGTCTGATCCACTGGGAGCCGTCGGGCTGCTGCTGGACCGGGCCGGTTTGAACCTGGATCGTTGGGGCGAAGGTGCCGCCGCTGGAGCCCCCGCCAGTAGTGGCACCCTGGCGAATGCCGAGGCCTGGGTCCCCCATTTGCGCAGCGATGAACTGCGGCACCTTCTTCTGAGGAACGATGTACTCGGGGCCCGCCTCGCCGGCCATGATCAGCGTTGGCCGATCCACTCGGCCGCCTACGGCAAACTGCGGCACCTCAACATATTGAATCGGCTGAGCCGTTATGCCTACCCTACTTGAAACTGAAT